GGCTCACCCCCCTGGGGAATTTCACCAACCAGGAGTATTAATTTAATTTTCTACAAATTAATATTCAAAAAGAAGACTGACTTAACGTCAACCTCACTTGACAGATTCAACATATCAGGTATTAAACTCTTTAAAGGGTTCAATATCTGTATATTGTGGATTTGCTTTTAGAAAAAGGTAGACACTTTGGTTGATGACATATTCAATCTTTCGAATATAATCATCTTCCGGGTATCACTTAACAAATAATTCAAAAAATGAATTATTTGCTAATCATTCTTTTTCTAATATTTTAAAAGCCTTTCATGTCATATCTCCAATATTTAACAATTCCTGGACTTTATTCCGGTCTTTGTTAAATACGGACGTATAATCAATAGAAATCATATACTTGGCAGCATTACGTAATGTAAGTTTGTCAGTATTATTGAAATCTTTGATTATATGATATTGATCAATAAGGCTATTTAAAATACCAAGAAATTGAGGGTGACCATATAGACTTTCACTCTTCATGTTCCGTAGAAAGAATTGATTAATCAATTCTGGTCTATGTTGCATAGAATAGTTAAATCTATAAAGAGTCTGAACCATTCCTAACGATAGGACCCTCTTGTAAAAAGAGAGCCATACCGATTCAGTTGGGACATAGATGTCGGATTCAGGTATGCAAGTTATGAATAATTTTCTAAAATTATCATAATTTACATATCCAAATTCGAAATCCAATGAAAAGTTCAAAATATGAAGTTTCTTTATATCTGTTTTATTAATATTAAGGAAAAGCTTTTTAGGTTTTCCCTTATTCTTAACTTTAACAAAAATGTAAAGTCCCTTCATAAGTCTTCTGGTGATATCAATTAAAGATAACATAGAAGGATTAAAATTTCTTTTAATCTTAAAATAATCATAAAGTATTGAAAACACTACTTTAGATTGTTTTATATTATTGACTATACCTTTTAAGGGTATACCAGTAATTTCTACTCGGTTAGTTCAATTGATCCATCTTTTCGCAAATTCATAAAAAGTTAAACTTTTATGAGTTTTGTGTAAAGATATCTCTACTCCTAATCCTTCCATGATCCGTATGTATTCTCTGGCAACTCTATCGTTTTTAATAACGATATCGTCACCAAGAATAATATATTGATCAAAGTTGGATAAACCAACATTTTTAGCACTTAAAAATACTATAAAATGATGGCAAAGAGTAAAGACGGCCCAAGAAGAATATGTCCCCATAGGTTGACCAGTATTGTATTGGACAGTTTCTAATTCTCATTCCTGAGGATTATTTACTGTACCACCACTATATAGGTTATACACTAATGGGTTTACTGCAAATGCACGTCCCTTTAAAATATTACCTCAAGAAGAACTTATCTTATTATCATATAATAATCTAAGAACTCTTTGTTGTAATCATAAAGGAAAACGGTCAGTAGCAGAAGACAAATCTAAACTTCAAAAGGATTCCCCATTTTCAACCCATTCATTATAAGGATCCTGTGTAAGGGTTCGGTCGCATTTTAAAGTAAATAATAAATTCATTATAGAATTATGTATTTTCTTTAAATATAATTGAGTATAATAGTCTGAAATGGCTATTATTCTTAATTTAGCTTCCGGGTCCTTAACATAAGAAAGCTTACCAAGAACCGAAAACCTCGGTTTCTCGTTAAGCTCCAGGGCTTTATCAATGGAATTGGATAGGTAGACTCTTCCATTTACATCAGTAATATTATATAGTCACCTTATTAAATTATTTCTATAAAGTAATAAGTTACTATATCCTGTTAATGATGCTGGCCCTTGCGGACCAGATTTAAAAGACATAAAAACATCTTTTAAAGTAAATGTTGGTTTCTCAACTTTAAGTTCAAAAGTTTTGATAAAAGCCATGATATCTTTATCATATATTTTCAGGTAACTCTTAGGAGTATCTGTAATAGATGAAAAGTTAGCATGAACCTTTTCTCATTGTTTTTCACTTAAAGTCCATGATCTTGAGAAATTTAATATTGTTAAACAATATTTTAAATTAATCAATTTCATACTATCAAATAAAGGTTTCAGAAAATGCAATCTTTTTGGAAAACCATCTTTGTCAATACCAATATGTAAATCATTTACAAATAAGGGTTCACCGCACATATAACGTGTGCAATGAAGCCTCATTTGCTTGAAGTACTTAATGGTAAAGATAAGACCTCTATGCTTTATCAAATCTTCTAAAAATTTGATAAATAAATAGAGTTGGTTTCGTGTATTTATTTGTGGGAAAATTAAAATTAATAATCTTTTCAAGATTTTAATATGTAATTTTGTCATGAAAAATAACGAAAGGTTTGTCTTAATCAGATTCTTACTTAAAGACTTGGTATTGGGAGGAATAAGCTTCTCAACCAACACTCTATCTCTTTCATTATAAAGGTATAAACAGAGGAAGTAATAATCAATTTAATATTGATTAAATACATTCATGAATATTTCTTTATAACTAGTTCATTTAGAACAGAACTGAGTCTAGAGTAATCTTTAAAAGCAAGCCGGAGGTCGTTAAACTTACCGGACCCAGTGGTATGACTTTAGTTTTACCTAAAGGTCCACCGAGTAAAAGAACGAAAAAGAAAAGTTTAATCTTTTCCACTTTATCTTTAATTAGGATATGGCATAGAAATATGTCCATAAGGGTTTCGACCCTG